TAGTGTTTTATTATAAAATGTTCTATTCGGGTTGATAATATGTAACATCAAATAATCGTCTTTACATTTAAACCATTGTACCTTATTCAGTTTTATTTTTATAGCCATCATAGGTTGGTATTGATTGGTATTCTTTGTATGTCTTTGGAGATGTAATGTATTATCCGTTAAAGTCAATGCCCATCTCTTTTTTCTAAAATTAATTCTCCGTTTTAAAAGCACACTTAAATTATTGAAATGAATATCATATGTGTAGATATCGAAGTCAGTGGTTAAAATATGCCGACAATATGGACAGCAAGCACTTCGTTTTGCCCATTCATCAAAACATTCTTCGTGAAAAATATGATGACACTCTGTTTCCATAATAGGTTGATCACAACCTTCATTTTCAATTTCATCTAAACATATAGCACATACATCATAACTTGAACTAGATTTTCGTGAATCCATTAGAGATTATACAGATATAATAAATATATAAAATTGTATTTTATATAAACTGTATTAAAATAGATTAAATAGATTAAATAATTTATATTTAATAATAGATTATCGGCAACTATTGATTAGCTTGAATAAGCTAATCCTCCCATACCACTCATAATTCTTAAAATATTATAGTTAATAGCATATGCTCTTACCTTTGTATTACCATAAGTTCCTGCTGCGGCTGTAGTTGAAAGTGTAACTACTAATTCCTTATTATCTATACGTGAGAAATTACAAGTTCCCGATGGTTGATGTTCTTCTGGGGTGATCGCAAAAGAATATACATTAATACCTGGAGCGGGACAGTTGGTGTGGTGTTGGTAAGGCTGAACAACATTGAAATAGAATCCATTACGAACTGAGAAACGTTCGTTACCATTTAGACGAATCAATGCGGTAGCGGTTGGATTTTCTCCGCTATCCAATACTGGGATCTTAACATTATCTGCATTATAAGTATTAGAAGCTAATTTTTTACTATCTCCTCTCGCCCAAAGACTTTCTGTACCACCATAATCATTTATATCAATATAACGGACAATCCATTTAACTGTTCCTGTTGTAGTAACCGTATGATTTGTTATAGTGGTTCCTAAATAAATGGTTCTTGCGGATATAGCATATTGAGGGTTAATTGCCAAAGTTGTGTCATCTTGCGTTACTCCCACTAAAGTTAAATCCAGTAATGCTCCAATTGCTATATCAGTCCCATCAGCACCTGCATCAATAATTTCATCTGTTTGTGCTGCTACTATTTGTGCTCCATCAGCAGCTGTTCCAACCGCATAACCTATATCACAACTTGCCGCAGTTACTGGGGCAACTGTCCAAACTAAACTTATCGCTGTAATAACTGTTCCCGCAGGCTGTGTCCATGATGTTTCAACTCTATCATTTTGAACTAATGGAGCAGTTTGTTCTAATATATCAACCTTTTCACTTCCACCACGAGATGGTAATCCAAGATAATCTTGTAAATGACGATCCCCGTATTTATTTGTGGCACTTGAATCCGTATATTGAGACACAAATGTGTAACCCGAATTTGTGGTTGTTAATGTTCCGGTGCCATCGTCCCATCCTGAACCTATTGTTTGAGTACCGGCAGTATTTCCAATAACATTAACACTAGGTAATCCATGAAATAAATTTTGTGGGGTTTTTCCACCAATCATACCAGGACCATTACTACTTTCTGGAGTTCCTGTAAAACCCGTTAAATCCCAAGTATCTGTAAAATTAAACCACTGACGCCCAGCACGGATCTGAGCATAATCATTATCAACAAATTTAGCTGCCTGAGATACCCAAACTATTTCCTTAACTGGATGACTAAAGTTTAATTTTACGGCATGTTCGCCAGTACCTGAAATAGATACATCTCCACGGAACTGAACAGTTTCAATTAAATATTCATGCGATACCTGAGCAAAACGCCGGCGTTCGTCTGTATCGAGATAGATGTAATCTACATAAAGGGTGGTGCTTGATCCTAAACGTGTGCTTGCGCTATCAAGAACCGCCTTTCCTTTTTGTGAAACATACGTAGGTGTTCCAGTATCATATGTATTTGCCCAAATACATTCATCCATTTCACGGAACTCTATATTAACATTAATATCTGAATACTGAAGGGCAATAATCGGTAGTGCCAATCCAGGATTTCTACAAAACCAAAATTGAAGTGGTATATACAAATCATAAGATTCAGTTACTGTTGTAGAACTTACACTAACACCCTGATGATGTATTTGGGTTAGTTTAGGAACATTACCGACCATTTCCGCATATCCATATGATTTACCCATATTATTTGAAAGCTCGTTCCAAAGATGGAGCCATTCTCCTGATTGTTTATCTATTTTTGTTCCCCCAATGGTTAGCTCAATATTTTTACAAAGAACATGCCCAATCCAATTAAGCCAGCGGAACGCTTTATGTTGTGTCGATGTTGTTGTTATTTTTACTTCTGGTAAGGCTACTTGAAGATACATTCTATGTATTAGATCTCCATTACGTTGAATCGTCCAAGAAACGGTTTTACCAAAGTCAGCTTCGCCGCCAGTTTGTTTAACCGACTCCATTGAAAAATTTGTATGTCTTCTATATACCACTTTAAAAAAGGTAATTTGCGGATTTCCCGTTAAATACATATCCTGTGACCCATATGCAACAAGTTGTATTAATCCTCCTCCCATTTAATATATAGTGATAAAATAAAAAAATATCTTTAAATGGACTACTTAAAGAAATAAAATATAAATTAGTTCATATTTAAAGAATGTCTAGCTTTAAATATAAGGACCGAAAAAAGTCCCTCAAGGATACCCGTGTTACATTACATGCTAAATTTGAAGAAAAAGTAGATTACTTTACTAATAATAAAAAGCGTCTGATTGATCTAAAAAAGGAACATAAGCGTCTAAATGATAAATATAACCGTTTTGATACAGATAATAGCAATCTACCTCCTGACAAATTGGAAGAAAAATTACAAATACGCGATACTATAGAACAAATAAAAAATGATATAGATAAAATTTCAAATAAAAAGGAGGATATTAATTTCTTACTTGATACCGGAAAACTTCTACATGATTACTTTGATAATATAAATGATACCGCAGAAGGGAAAAAAAGCACAGTTAATGATATTAAAAAGAAAAATACTAATACTAAAACCGTAATGGATTTCTTTAATGTTAAAAAGGATAATGTTGGTATTTCATCCGAAGAAACGAGCGAAACAAAAAGACAAACTAAAGCAGAAATTTATGAAGAATATCTCTCTATAACGGATGATAATTTTATTAAAAATTATGATAAAGATGTGATCGATTTTTGTGAAAAATGTAGTATTGAAAAAACTCTTTATATATCAGAAGGTAAATTAACATGTCCTATATGTGGTGATGAAAGTTTCGTTCTTATGGATTCAGAAAAACCAAGTTATAAAGAACCGCCTCGCGAAGTTAGCTATTTCGCCTATAAACGTATTAATCATTTTAATGAATGGTTGGCGCAATTTCAAGCTAAAGAAAGCACAGATATTCCTAAAGATGTTTATAATATGATCCTGGAAGAATTAAAAAAAGAAAGAATTACAAATATTAAAAATCTTAACCCAAATAAAATTCGCGAAATTCTTAAAAAACTAAAGAAAAATAAATATTACGAACATGTTCCACATATTATTAATAGACTTAATGGAATTCCACCACCTATTATGTCTCGCGAAATTGAAGAAGAACTAAGACGAATGTTTAAAGAAATTCAAGTACCATTTCATAAATATTGTCCTCCAAATAGAAAAAACTTTCTTTCTTACTCCTATGTTCTCCATAAATTTGTTCAATTAAAAGAACTCGATAATTTCTTGCCCTGTTTTGTTTTACTTAAAAGTCGAGAAAAGCTTCACCAACAGGATCTTATTTGGAAACAAATATGCGAACATCTTAAATGGGAATTTATCCCCAGTGTATAGATTTACTTAAACTTAAACTTAAACTTTATAAAAAATATCCAAGTTTAACCTTGTATATTTTTTTGTATTTTTAATTATTATAGTCAAATGGAATGCTCTAAAGAAGTTGTTAAATCGTTTCCTTTAAATTTTAATGAATTTTTTAGTTGTCATTATAGCGAAAAGTATAAAAAAAAAGTTTTATTTGTTAAATATAATTGTTTTATTAAACAAAAAGATTATAATGATCTGTTAGAATATTGTTTTGATATTGTTGAACAAAATAAAACACCGAATATACCCAACGAATTTATTTTTTATATAGATCTAAGTGGTGTAAAAATGAAACATATTGATATGGATTTAATAAAAAGTTTAATCAAAAATTTAGAAGAACAATACCCTGAACTTTCTGAAAAAATATTTATTGCCAATATACCTGTATTTTTTAAAGTTTGCTATTCCCTTATAAAGGGATTAATACATAAAGATACACGGAAAAAAATATTT